CTAATAGTCATATCAATAGCTACAGCGTGGCATTCTCCACCAGTCAGATCCCCAGAATGAGTCATAGTAATCTGCATACATTGGTTATATCCACTAGACTGTGCAGCAGTTGAGGTAACATTAAGGTTAAAAGCATTAGTAGCTGCTGTAATAGTCACATCAGCATCGAAAGCCATCGTACACCCATCAATGTTAATAGCTTTGACTGTCGAATCTTCAAAGTCTATACCAACATCAAAGGCCGTACCTGTCCACAGACCACCATCCTGGAATGCAATACCATAACTAGAATCTGCAAATGCTCCTGTCTCCAGGGGCTCGTGTAAAACCATTCCATAATAGTTCCCTTCCATAGCCACATCGTTTTTATGGGCTACAAGTATTCCAACAAGACCATAGTTAGTGCCGTCTCCCACTGTAAGAGTTCCACCTGACAATGACTCAGTTCTAACCTCTAAACCGATACCACCATAAGTCTGAGTATAAGCTAAATAGTAACCTGAAAGTGTTTCTCCACCTGTCATTCTAAGAGCCAAATACATACCATGAGCTACACCATCTAAACTACCTGAAGTCCTACATTGAATCCTGGCCGCCCTAACATCTGCATTATGTTGTTCCCCTCCACCTAAGCCACTGTAATCCTCAGTTAGCTTAAAGTAGATGTCTATAGCATACATGTGCTTACCATCAGTGATCTGATCAGTATAGCCTCCTGTCTCTACATAAACTCCAAAAACAGCCCTGTCTTGTGCCTCGTTATAAACAGCTTCGGCTAAATCATAACAGTAGACACCTAAAATGTCTTTCTCCTGGTCTATATTACTTTCTTGACAGCTTAAGTATGCCTTCTCAGGCATAGCAATAGTAAACCCTGTCTTTTCTATCCTTCTCTCCTGCCCTGCAAATATAGGGCAAGGAGCTGATGCCGTCGCTTTTGCAATCGCCATTATTTATTACACCTCTTTTACAGTTTAAACAGTTTATACTCCTTGTTTAGGAGTGTACCCTCACGCAATAAATGAGGGTATGAGAGTTCTTTCGAACCCTAAAACCTACTATTGTAGATCGACTAGTTTGCCGTGAGCATTGAACCTATAAGCCCGCAATTCAGCTAGTGTATCGTACATTCCTTCGATTGCATAGAGTCCTCTGTATATGAAGCCTGCGCCTCTTCCCGACTCACTATAAGTTGTCGGTTTAGCTATAGCCAATTTAACAAAGTCAGTATCCAAGAATGTAATGCTTCCTATAGTATCTCTGTTCTGTACGTGCTGACTTGGAAGTATAGGAATACCGAAGTATGTTGCTACCATAAAGCCTGCTTCAACTCCTGGCATCGGGCCTCGTACTCCACCAAAGGTAGGTACTACACGCGCCGAATCCATGAATCTACGCTCAGCCTCTAGCAATTGCTGCCATCGCATTAGTGCATTGGTTCTTGTCAGTATAACTTTAGGAATACCACCATTATCCAAAACGTTCTGGTACGTAGTATCTATCAGTGTCAAAGTCAAATCTCTATCTGTGTCATCGTTTTCATTTACATAAGCGTCCCATGTAGTTCCCGTTGAACGTGCTGTACTACCATACATATCTGGATCTGTGGCTGCTGTGCAAAGGTTAGCCCCTTCTTCGTTACTAGATACAACCCTGTCAATAGATTCAAAGTTGTAACTGGCCGGTGTGTCAACGTCCTGTCCTAGTGCTAGGTTAATACAGAAAGCGTGTTCTTTACCAATTTCTTCTCTATAGAATGGTAACAGATCAACAGCATCGTCTATTCCGCCTAAGAAATCTGCTAGTTCTCCTATATCGAAGGTATGAGCCATACGCTTAGGCTTCTGACTTACTTGTTCAAAAGTCAGTGTCAAAGGTGTCGGAACTGATCCACCTGTAGTACTTTCGTCAACGCCTCCGCCACTCGTATGAGCTGCTGTAGTAAGAACTCTCCAACCTGTCTTAACCCATGGTTCCTTAGGCAACATAGCAAAGATGTTAGCTTCTAAGTTTAGCCAAGACCAAACTTTCTTTCCGTAAATAGGTTCCCAATGAGTACCCGATCCAGCTGCTTCAGAAACTTCTACCGCTTTACGGAGTAGGCTTCGCCCTGGATAGTAGTAGGCCATCATAGCTTCCATAGTTTTAAAAACGCCTAGTTTCTTGATCATTTCTCTCCACCTACTAAGCTCCTAGAGTCTTTGCCCGTTGATGAATTTCCGCCCAAGATAAGTTGTTGACTTCTTCCATTGAAAGAACGTCTTTCTTCTCTATCTTCTTGCTGCGTTTCTCTGCTGGGACTTCCATTGTCTTAAGACGTTTAGCTATTTCTTTAGCTACTGCTACTTCAACTTGTTTATCAAAGTCTTTCTTGTCAGTTTTCTCAGTTTCCTCTTCTTCATCTTTAGGTTTCTCTTCCTCGTCTTCTTGCTTCTCCGACTTCTCTTCCTCTTCGTCTTTAGGCTTTTCCTCTTCGTCTTCTTGTTTCTCTGCCTTTTCTTCTTCGTCTTTAGGTTTCTCTTCTTCCTCATCATCAGCTTGCTTTGCTGAAAGACCATCAGCAACCCTTGTAAAAGCATCAGTCATCTTATCGAACTTAGCCCCAAGCTCCATAGCCCATTTAGGCACAGCTTCTGCTTTCTCTGTTTTCTTCTCTTCTTCTTCCTCTTCTTCCTCTTTAGGTTCTTGCTTTTTCTTCTCTGGCAATTCTCTCTTTCGCTCCTTTTTAATATATTACTCCTGCCTGTTGAGTAAACTTGATATAGCAAGATCTAACTTCTCAATCTTACTAGGTGTAATAAACTGATCTACAGGGCACTCCAAATATTTCTTGTCGCACCCACAATCTTTCTTACTCTTAGGATCCCCTTTAATGAAAGCATTCCACTTGGACCTATCATTATACCATAAATTACCGCAGAATGCATCTGGATTATTTATAGAAGGTATCCCGCTGGCTTTTGAATGGCATCTATCCCACTCTTCTTTAGGTGGTTTCTGCTTCTCTATAGACTTATTAGCCATCATTGCTCTATGAACAGCCTCTGCTTCTCCCTTAGTAGGTTTACACGTTCCGGCTATCACTTGACCAGCCTTAGGACCATGACAGTGAATTACACACCACTTATTGCCACGCCTAACGACTTTCTTTTTAACCGCTGCTTTAACTATTAAACTTAAAGCCTTATCAATTTTATTGGAAGACTCCATTAAAGAAACTCCCGCTAACTTAATCCCTAAAGCTTGCTTCCAACCTGACATCTCAGCTTCCAAAAAGTCCATTTGAAGCTTAGCCTGTTTCACCTGATCATCTGTTAACTTGGTCTTGGGAGATGTCGGCCAAACCTTCTCACTAATAGTAGTATACTGCCTCTTTAAGGCTTTAATCTTCTCTTTAATCTCTTCCGCTGTTACACTACCAACAGCCTTCAATTCAGGAGTCATATCTATCTTATCTATTCCCAAACCGTCATCCCTCTTAACTATCTTAAACACTGAAGGCTTATTGGCCGGCCTATCTACAACCGCTACCTCATGAAGCTCCATCTTATCTATTCTAGTAAAACACTTGCCTTCACAAACATTACTAGAAGCAAGAGCTTCTCCACCAATACTAAAACCTGTAAGCTTACCACCTTCAATCAATTCCCAGGTTTGCCTGCCCTTCTGAATGTCCTGTCTAATCTCCCCAACTATGAAGAGACCGTTCTCATCTACCCCACTCTTCCATATCTGACCTTTGCTGTCCTCATACCTATCTAAAATCTTCAATACGGGAACGTTGCTATGCATCAAAGAACCGAAGTAGAAGTCCTTGTTTTTCTTAAAGGCTTCCCAAGCCTCTTTCAATACTGGTATAGGTATCAATTCATCCTGGGCATCTATAACCTCAACACTAGCATACCCAGCTATGATGTGCCTATCACCATCTTTAAACTTCTTAGCTATAGGAAAACTTAAAGTCCAGTCAGACCTCGATGAAACCCCTGGTAATTGATCTAACAAGGACTGCACTAACGCACTCTTAAATATTTCTCCCTCTAGAAGAGGGTCCAAGCCGCTAACCGAGGTGTCTGGTTTTCGGTTAGCGTGCTCTATAGAAGTAGCCATGCATACCCTCTAAATGCTGAATGGTATATGGAGGTAGTTGGTGTCTTATAAGTCCAACAATCCAACTTTCAAATTTTCAAACCTTGGAAATATTTATTAACCAGGACTCCTATATATACCTTAAGGACGTATTTTAATGACTACAGATAACACCAAAAAGAGTGTAGGTTTCAAGATTGATAGAGACCTACTAAAGATCTGGCTTAAACGTTGCATAGATAAAGATGTGAAGTCTGGCCCTGAAATAGTACGCCTAATAAAGGAGGAACTTAAACGTGGCGGGTACAAAACAGAAACCTAAGACTAAACAATTAGTCTTCAACCTAACTACTAAACAATACTCAGACTTCTGGTATGTGGTCTCACTCCTAGGAGAAAGCCAGAAGAAGAAAGCCTTCCTCAAAATGTTAGCTGATATCAAGAGGTTATATGAATGAGTAGACGAACAGTAGTGGAAGTTTCCCGCATCTGTATGCACTGTGGACAAACCGTTATTAAAAGGATTAAACTTAACACTCAACTCAGCCCAGCGGTCTTAGCTGACTTTCAAAAGTCTCGATCTAGAGGCCAAGTCCGATATACTGTATGTAGAGATTGTGCTCTCAAATCAACTCATGGAGGTCCATAACTAATGGCTGAAGTCCCCACAACCAATACCCAAATATTTGGATCCGAACAGGAACATATTAAAGGTAAAACCTGGGACTGGTCAACCTTCAAATCTACTAAAGGTTTCCCAGTATCTAAAAACCTACTTGAATGGGTTATAGGCCAAGACAAAGCCCTACAAGAATGTTATCTCTGCCTAAATGAGTGGACACATAAACTTAAATGGGTTAAACGTAAAAAGTGGTGGAAATTCTGGGAGAAGAAAGAGAGTAAAAGGCCTACTATAGCCGAACAACTCCCTCCCGGCCCCTATCTCTTTCTATTAGGTGATCCCGGTACAGGTAAATCTTTAATGGGCAAAGCTCTCGCTGCCAAGCTTACTGAACTTTATAAAAAGTACAACATAACCATCTACGATGTCGTGGCGTGGCATAATAAACATATCCCTAGTGAGCCTTTCATAACATTACATCCCGCTAAAGAAGGTAAAAGAATTGTTAGAATAGAAAAGATTAAAGAGGCTAAACGTAAACTGCTATCTAAAATAGGAATTAAGTCCGTTCAAGGTTTATTACTAGGCATTGGTAGTTTCTTCTTAGGACTAGCCTTTTACTGGCTTATCGTTCCTTGGATGTATAACTATATAAGTCCATTTGGAATATCTTATTGGGATCTCTACGATAACAACTTTGTTAAATATATAGTTTCCACAATGCCCCAACTAGTACCATTGTTTATGGCCGGTACTAGCGCGCTCTTTAGTGGTATATTCATCTCCTTTATAGGACGTATAATAGGCGGCAATCTTAGCGGAGGTGGTAAAGGTGGCGGCGGAGCAGAAACAACTAAAGCACCTAAGTTAATAGTAGATAACTCTGATGGCAAAGCTAAATTTATAGATGCTACTGGATACAGTACACAACAGCTATTCGGTTCTATTTCTTGGACACCATTCGGAACCGTTGGCCCACCCGAACACCAAAGAGTAGTCGCTGGCGCAGTCCACCGAGCATTCTTAGGTATTTTATATATAGATGAAGTCAAAAACCTCCACCCAGAAGAAGCCATAACTTTACTAACTGCTTTAGAAGATGGTTTATTACCTATCACTCTCAGAAGCCAACTTGGCGGGGCCGGTGGAAGTGCTGAAATGTCCGTAGCTACTCAACCAGTTCCATGTATGACCTTTTTAGTTGCTGCCGGCAACTTTGACTCTATACCCAAAATCCACCCTGCTTTAATGGATAGAATCTACGGCTATGGTAAAGTAGTACGTATGAACAATGACATGCCTAATACTGTAGAGAATAGACGTAAATATGTCCAGTTCATAGCCCAAGAGCTTAAACGATATCACTTACTACCAATGTCTAGAGAGGCATGTGTAGAGATCATTAATGAAGCTAGACGTAAAAGTGGTAAACGGGATGCCTTAACTACTAAATTCCGCCCTATGATCTCTGTAATTAAAACTTCTGCTATCCTAGCCCTAAATGCTAAAGCTAAAACCATCCAACCAGAACATGTTATTGAGGCTATTAAAGAACACTGCAAGTCTATACAAAGACAACTCCTAGAACACTTCGTATCAGAGAAAGGTAAAATCCTAGAGATCGAACCTAAAGGTTCTAAATTGGGTGAGATCTACGGGCTAGCCATCACCTCAGATAAGTATACTAAAGAAATGGTTGGCATAGTCTTACCAGTCAAAGCCTTCCTAACTAAAGCTGAGAAAAGAAATGGTAAGAAAAAGGGCAAGCTCTCAGGTTATTACACTGTCACCGGTACTGCTAAAGAAGGTACATGGATGGGAGACTCTATTAAAAAGGTAAGAACTGTTATCCTTAAAAAGTATGACGTAGATATTGCCCAGGAATACTTTACCCATATAGACTTTTCTCAAGCTTTCGGTGTAGATGGACCTAGCGCTGGAGTAACTATGACTATCCTTCTCTGTTCTCTATTAGAAGGTAAACCTATCCGTCAAGATGTGGCCGTTACCGGAGAAATCAACATCGGTACTACAGATGAGTTTAAAGTTACTGCTATTGGCGGAGTACATGAAAAGATCAAAGCTGCTGAAATGCTTGGATTTAAAAAGGTTGTTATTCCCTATAAAAACCTCAAACATTCAATTAATCCTTCTGACTACTCTATTAAAGTAGTTGGGGTTAAAACTCTCTCCGATTACCTTAAAGAGGTCCTAGTTGATAAATAATCTTCTTCCCGTTTCAGCATTCTTTCGCCAATGATTTTAGTCCAGGTAAAATTACAACCCTTACAAN